TTTTGTACACCACCAGGAATGACCATGGGGGGTGTTACGAAAACTCTGCATTCAAATGACGCAGAATGCAGGTGTAGTAAGGGTTTGCGTCACAAAATCGACCCCTTCCCCCCCTGGGCTGTACCATACGTTATGGGGGTTTCACAAAAATATTTTGGGGTTTTCGTAAAAAAAAGGAGAACACTATGAAAGTAGATAAAATGTTTGACGTTGTTCAACCAAAAGAGACTGACAAGATTGGTGATGACGGCAAGCCAGTAACACGATGGCAGAACCTGGGTATTGCATTTGAGAAGGATGGAAAAATCTCAGGAATAAAACTTGAGGCGTTGCCATTACCTGATAAGAATGGAGAGGTATGGATACGTCTGTTTGAAAAGAAGGCTAAAGACCAACAACAAAATAACGTGAGCAGCTCCGCTGCAAATAATGATGGGGATGATATACCATGGTAATAAAAACAGTGAAGAAGTTATGGCAGGGCAAGTATGTGTCTGTCAGAGACTATGAGGCTGAGAAAGCTATCAAGAAGGGCGGAATGAGGATTAAGCATGGAAAAGACCTAATGCAGTTAACTGTTGCGGAATTGCAACAACTAAAACCAACAGGAAACCTCATGCAATCTAAGTTTCAAGGTAGTTATCGTTTAGTAGATATCACCTTTAGACCTCTAACAGAACATCCAGACCAGGGGAGATTGATATAATGGGGAAGAGGGTGGTGCCGCCTGTAGGTAGGTTTGGTGGTGTAGGTGAGATAAGAAAACGCCTACGTGGTTCCCAAATCATCTACGATAATCGTGATGGCCTGGCAACAGAGATGCTAGGTATAGCGAAGGCAAAGGTAACTGATATCTTTGATTGGAATGGTAAGAAGCTAGAATTGAAGGATGCTAAGGATATTCCTGACCATGCTCTAGCTGCCATCAAGAAGATTAAGATTACCCCCACCCAGTCTGGTGAAGATGTCATTGAGGTAGAACTATTGGATAAGGTGAGGGTGTTCCAGCTGCTGGCTAAGTCGGCTGGCCTGCTGGACACTGAGAAGGATGGCGACAAGCCTGCCGTTGTAGATATCCAGATGGTGATGCCTGAGGAGGGAACAGATGAAGAAAAATAAATATGAATATTTGTTGTGGAACGTCTACCACACAATCCTGGCGATTTTGTTAGCTGGGCTTTTGATAATCGAACTATTGGAGTTTATGGGGTATGGAGCAAGATAGAGCAGTCACTAAGCTAGACTTTAGCAGCAGTCCAACTGTAGCGAAGTTTATGCGTTCAAAAGGTTTCGTGCGAGGGCTGATGGGGCCTGTAGGAAGCGGCAAGAGTTATGCCTGTTGTGCAGAACTTTGGCGCAGGGCCGTCCAGCAGAAACCCTCGCCCAGGGATGGTATCAAATACTCCAGGTTTGCGATAGTCCGAAATACACATCCTATGCTGAGAACGACAACGCTGAAGACCTGGCTTGAATTGATGCCTGAACATATCTGGGGCAACGTCAAGTATGCACCGCCCATCACTCACCACATTAAGCTGCCCAGCAAGGGTGATGCTGCTGGAATAGATATGGAGGTTATATTCTTAGCCCTGGATGACCCAAAGGACGTTCGTAAGCTGCTGTCATTGGAATTGACAGGGGCATGGGTCAATGAGTGTCGAGAACTGCCTAAGGCGGTCATAGACGGCCTTACACACCGTGTTGGACGTTATCCTACTCAGAATGATGGTGGGCCAACCTGGCATGGCGTTATCCTCGACAGTAACCCCTGTGATACAGACCATTGGTATTTTAACCTGGCTGAGGGCAAGGATAGGCCCAAAGGTAAATATGCCTGGGAGTTTTTCAAACAGCCGCCAGGCGTACTGGATATCCCTGTCACTGATGTGCCAGAGGATATGCCTGAGGCAAATGGTTTTATACAAGCCTCAGGCAAATGGTGGCGAACAAACCCAAAAGCTGAAAACCTAAAAAATTTGCCAACAGGATACTACGAGCAGCTGCTTGGTGGTAAGCAACTTGATTGGATTAAATGCTACGCTCAAGGCGATTATACATACGTCCAAGAAGGAATGCCAATCTGGCCTGAGTACGATGATACAACCATGGCAAAAGATTTGGAACCTGAACCAGGTATCCCTGTTCAGGTAGGTATCGACTTTGGTTTGACACCAGCTGCTATCTTTGCACAGCGGATGAAGAACGGTGCATGGCACGTTCTCCATGAACTAGTCACATTCGATATGGGCCTCAACAGGTTTGTAAATATGCTCAAGGAAGAAATGGGCATCTACTTTCCCAAGTATCAATTCATGGTATGGGGTGACCCAGCTGGTCAACAGCGTGACCAAATCTATGAGACAACAGCGTTTGACCATATGCGTACCATGGATATCCATGCCAGACCATGCGCTACCAATGATTTCAAAGTTAGGCGTGAGGCACTAGCTATTCCCATGCAGAGGTTGATAGAGGGTAAGCCTGGATTTTTGATAGACAAGAAATGCGAGAGACTGCGTAAGTCACTTGCTGGAGGTTATCATTTCAAGCGTGTAAGCATGGGTGCAGGCCAAGAACGATTTAGAAGCACACCAAACAAAAACGAACACTCCCACGTTGGTGATGCGGCTGGCTATTGCTTGCTTGGAGGTGGTGAACATAAGGATATGGTCACTCGAAAGGGAGGTGTTGCAAATATGCAACAGACACTAAAGGTGCTTGATTTCGATGTTTTCTCCTGAAGAACTTACACAGCAAATGAAGCTGAACTGGCCTGAGCAACGCATTGTTGACTGGCACCCCATGCACTTGAAGATGATTGAACTCAATAAGTTTGACATGGAAAATCGTGAACTTTTTGTGAACTATTCACAATACCTCACACAATTTGCTACGAAAGGTTACAGCTTCACAGCCATGCAAGATAAAATATACGCCATGTTTGGTTTGTATAAATTATGGGATGGCGTTTACGAAGCCTGGCTAATACCAAGCGGTGATGTTTCTAAAAAAGCATTTCGTATGCATCGTGCATCTAAACTGTTTTTTGAGTACGCTGCGAACAAACTAGATATGAAACGGCTACAAATCACGGTATGTTCTCGCAATGTCCTAGCTGTAAAGTGGGCCGAAGTATGTTACTTTAAACATGAGGGCGTACTACAAAAGTATGGGCCTCAAGGAGATGATTATTACATGATGGCGAGGTTATTTTAATGGGCGGTATATTTTCAAAACCCAGTCCTCCACCACCTCCAAAGGTTGACCCTGAAGTAGAACGTAGGGAAGAACAGCTGGAGCAACAGGAGAAGACTGAACGTAAGAAAGTAGCATCCAGGAAAAAGTCTAGGCGAGGACGTTCAGCTGGTGGGCTGATGTCTGTTGCAAGGCGTTCTGATGTTACAAACCAGCAACAAGGCAATGTTCAGACGGCATTGAACAACACACTAGGTGGGGTTCGTAATCCAAGGATTGGCTAATGTTGCGAGAAAGAAACTGGGTGAGAAACCCAAAGCATCGTAAGTATAAACCAGGAGAGGAGGACGAAGATGCCAGGTCACTACGGAATGAAGAAGCCAACGGAGAAGAAGAAGTCCAAGGCGATGAAGAACAGCAGCCTGAAGAAGGCGATGGCTAAAAAGTATGGTAAACCTAAGAAGGCTTAACCGATGGTTGCTAAACGCTTTCAAAACCCAGAAGGCGGTCTTAATGAGGCTGGAAGAAAACACTTTAAACGCACTGAAGGTGCCAATCTCAAAAAACCACAAAAGACTGGTACTGATAGCAGGCGTGTTAGTTTTGCTGCTCGTTTTGCTGGGATGAAAGGCCCAATGAAGGATGACAAGGGCAGGCCAACTCGTAAAGCATTAGCATTAAAAGCATGGGGGTTCGGTAGTGTAGAAGCTGCTAGGAACTTTGCTAACCGACATAAGAAAGCATAGTATGGCAGAGCAAGATGTAAAAACACTAAAGAGACGATACGGCAACTGCCAAACTCGTAAAGAACAATGGAGAGCAATCTACGAAGAAGCGTATGAGTATTGCTTGCCAATGCGTAATCTTTACGATGGTTATTACGAACAGGATACTCCTGGTCAAAACAAAATGAAACGTGTGTTTGATAGCACCGCTATCCATAGCACCGCACGATTTGCAAACAGAATTCAATCTGCTTTATTTCCTCCCCAACAACAGTGGTGCCGACTAAAGCCAGGTTCAGACGTTCCTCCAGAACGTGCTGTACAAGCACAGCAAGTGCTGGATTTGTACAATCAAAAACTTTTTAGTGTCATGCGTCAGTCAGGTTTTGACTTGGCGATTGGAGAGTTTTTGCTAGACCTAGCAGTCGGCACAGCTGTTATGCTTATTCAAAAGGGAGATGAACTTTCCCCAGTCCGTTACACAGCCATACCAATGTATCAGATTACATTTGATGAAGGCCCTGACGGAAAGCCTAACTATGTGTTCAGAAAATTCAAAAGGCCGTTTGAGGTTGTTGAAAAAGAATTCCCAGGAGTAGAGTTTCCAGATGAGGTTCTGCAAAAGTATGCAGAGAAACCTATGGAGTACATCGAACTACTGGAAGCCACCTATCCAAATGACAAAGGTAGATTTGATTACTGCCTTATGACAATGGAAGGTGACCACAAGATTTTGCACAGAGAACTGAAATCTAGCCCATGGGTTATCAGTAGGTTCATGGTAGCACCAGGTGAGATTTATGGCAGAGGCCCATGTCTCTACGCTCTTCCAGATATTAAAACCCTTAACAAGGTTATAGAGTTAAATCTGAAAAACGCTTCACTCTCTATCGGTGGTGTCTTCACCGCTGTAGATGATGGGGTTCTAAACCCACAAGCTATTCAGATAGTGCCAGGTGCAATCATTGGTGTCTCTTCCAATGGTGGGCCTAGAGGGCCTAGCCTGGCACCGCTCCCCAGAAGCGGAGATGCACAGCTATCAAATATTATCGCAAACGATTTGCGTATGAATGTGAAGAAGACTTTGTACGATGAAAGTCTACCGCCAGACAATATGTCTGCACGTTCAGCTACAGAAATCGTAGAGCGTATGAAGGAACTTTCACAGAACCTTGGTGCAGCGTTTGGACGTTTGATTACAGAGACTATGTATCCAATCGTTAGACGTTCACTAGAGTTAATGGATGAAGAAGGCATGATTGATTTGCCTTTGAAGGTAAACGGTCTGGAGGTTGTTATTGAACCACAGTCACCGCTTGCTATGGCATCCAACATGGAGAAGGTAAGCAACGTCCTGAATTTCTTGCAGATGTCACAGGCACTTGGTGGGGCAGGCAATACTCTAATCAAACCTGAAGCTGTAGGTGATTACATACTCGATAACATGGGTATTGATGCATCACTGAGAACGACACCTGAAGAACGTCAGGCAATCATGCAACAAGTTATGGCTATGCAACAGCAAGCAGCAATGCAGCAGCAAGGCCAACAAGGGGCTGCTCCTGGGCCGTCTGTCCAGGAAGCCCCACCAGAAGGAGAGGTAGCTGGTGGCGAACCAAGCGGATAAGATTAGAGATATTAACTCTGTGGGATGGGATGGCCTAGAGGCTAACGTACATCACCTCAGACTTAATGATGCAGATGCACAAATCAAACTTGATTATGCATACAGTAAATGTTTTGGAACACAAGAAGGCAAGGCTGTTCTAGAGCATTTGAAACAAATAACACTCGACCAACCTTGCTGGGTTCCTGGTGCAGATACTAGCTTTGGATATGCTAGAGAAGGCCAGAACTCTATTGTGAGAGAAATACAACAACGTATAAGGAGAGCAAATGAGCCAATCGAATGAGGCACTGGCTGCGGAACCTGTAGAACAGGAACAGCAACAACCTGAACCTCAGGGTTTAATGGAACAAGCCAGACAGGAAAATCCTGTTTCACATGAAACAACTGAACAACCAGGAGACATTCCGCATCTAGAACCAAGTGAAGATGCTGAACCAGATGGGCCGTATGAACGACCTGACTGGATGCCTGAAAAGTTTTGGGATGATGATGGCCCAGACCTAGAGAAGATGGCTGAAAGCTACAACAATCTTGAGAAGAAATTTTCTCAAGGCAAACACAAAGCCCCAGAAAAATATGATGTCTCTTTTATGGAAGAGGCTGGCGTTCAATCTGACGATGAACTTGCAACATTTTTCACTGGATGGGCTAAGGATAATGGTATTTCACAGGCAGCGTTTGAGGACTTGGCAGGCAAGGTTCTTGCGATGGGGGGCGAAACGGCTGAAGCTGAAACGATGTCTCTTGCACAAGAAAAGAAAATGCTAGGCGACAACGCAGATGAGATTATTAAATCTAATCTTACCTGGGCAGACGGCTTGATGAACAAAGGCATTATCTCTGAAGATGAATTGAATGAGATAGACATCTGGGGTGGCACCGCTGTTGGCGCACGACTTTTGCAAAAGGTACGAGCAATGACAGGTGAGAATGTCACTATTCCTACAACGACTGCTTATGCAGCTACGAAAGAAGGGGAAGACGATTTCAAGTCAAGAATTAACGGTTTGATGGCTGACCCTCGTTACGGAACAGATGCAGCCTATACTCGTTCAGTAGAGAAGGAATTTGAGGAGCGATACAAATAGCTTTACAAGATGGGCCTTGTATTGTATAACTTAAACTGAACGATAACTGTAACCAACAGCCGTTCTGGCAGCTGAGAAAATCAGCCGTTGCGGTAGCGTATACCGTAGGTTACAGCCCAGGCTTTCTGGACAACTGTTGCGAATAAACAATGTAACTTTTGCTAGGAGGCAAATATGACAACTAAAGCAAATCTGTCACCAGCCTTTGTGCAGCTTTTTGATGCCGAAGTACATCAGGCATATCAAGGAGCAGCAGTTTTGACTGGTGCCGCCAGAACCAGAACAGGTGTTGTTGGTTCTACCGTAAACTTTCCCAAAGTAGGGAAGGGTCAAGCAAGTGTTCGTACTCCAGCTACCGATGTCGTGCCGCTAAACAGCACGTTCTCATCTGTAGCCTGTACACTTACTGACTACTATGCAGCTGAGTACAGCGATATCTTCTTGCAACAGAAGGTAAACTTTGACGAAAGGCGTGAACTTGCACAAGTAGTGGGTTCTGCTATTGGACGTAGGCAAGACCAAATCTTGCTTGACGCTCTTTCTACAGCATCCGCTGGCACAACTATTGCCAACACTGTTGTAACGTCAGGGTCTGCTACAGCAAGTGACCTTAACATTGGTAAGATTATTGCGGCTAAGAAAGCACTGGATGCAGCAAATGTTCCAGGCGAAGGCCGACATATGATTATCCATGCTAACAACCTTGCAGCATTGCTTGGCGATGAACGTGCGATTTCAGCGGATTTCCAGACTATTCGTGCGTTAGTCTCAGGCCAGGTAAGCACCATGATGGGCTTCCAATTCCACATTCTTGGAGACAGGGATGAGGGTGGTCTAAGCATTGACGGTTCTAATGACCGTACTTGCTTTGCATTCCATCAGAGTGCAGTAGGTGTTGCTGTGGGTATGCCTGCATCAACTGAAATCAACTATGTGCCAGAGAAGACATCCTTCCTGGTAACAGGCAAGCTGTCTATGGGCAGTATCGTTATTGATACTGAAGGTCTTGTAGATATTACTTGTCGTGAAAGCTAAGGAGGTACTGATATGGCTTTTGATAGAGATGGGTGGAACCCAATCGGTGGTCAGTCTAAAAAAGGTACTGCTCCACAGCTGTTCACTTACACTACAGCAGACACAGTAGCTACTGTTAACACAGCAGGCTACTTTAACGATGTGTCTTCAGAGGTATCTGTAGGTGATGTTATCATTTCAGTAACAAGCACTGGTGGTACATTGGCATCATCAATTCACACTGTTGCATCTAATGCATCATCTGTGGTTGACGTAACTGATGGAACAACCATTGCACAAACTGACAGTGACTAAAACTAACATGGTAGGGGGCGGCAACGCCCCCTACTACTATAAGGGAGAACTAGATGGCACAGGGCGATACTGACGTAAAAGTTTGTAACAAAGCGTTACTGCTTCTTGGTGTTGAAGCCATTACTAGTTTTTCTGACGGTACTCCAGCAGCAACAGCCTGCGATACCATTTACAAAGAAGTTAAGTTTTCAACATTGGGAATGTACCGTTGGTCATTCACCATTGCTAAACGTCAACTCTCAAGAGACACAGCAACCCCACAGAACGAATGGACGTACCAGTACATATTGCCAAACGATATGTTGATTGGTGTTCCTGAAGCTGTAAGGGTAACAAGCAACCCTGGTGGTTTGCTCTACAAAGATTGGGAGATTGCACAAGCTACAGGCGGTTACTCAGTATTGATGACTGAGGCAACTGAGGTACACATAGATTATCAAAAGGCTGTAAGTGAAGGCGGTATGCCTACATACTTTATCACATTGCTTGCCTATCAAATGGCATGGCATCTGGCAGAGACGCTTACAGACCAAACAACTAAATCAGAGTATTGGCGTACTATTGCGCTAGGTACTCCAGCCGAAGGACAAAGAGGAGGGTATTTCAGGCAAGCGGCATCTATAGATAGTGGGGGGCAGACACCTTCTGTTGTTGGTGATTATCTGCTTACTGATATCCGATGAGCCGTGTTCAACAATACCAGTCTTCATTTAGCATAGGTGAGATAGACCCTCTACTAAAAGGGCGTATCGACCTACAGCAATATTATACATCTGTTGAGACAGCAAAGAATGTCATCTTTGAACCGCAGGGCGGTTTCAGTAGACGACCAGGATTAAAGTTTCTTCTAGACCTTACGAGTGATGGGGCAAACAACAGTCATCATCTAGTGCCTTTTGAGTTTTCATCAGAGACTAGTTTCATGGTTGTGATGTCTGCATACAACACAGCATCAACTATTCGTATGAGGTTCTATAAGAATGGTGCATTGCTTACCAACATCAATGGGAGCGGCAATGATTACCTGGATTACAGTGTGGGTACTCTTTATAGCGTTACTGCTTTTGATTTAGCCAGGCTAAACTTTACCCAGTCAGCTGATACATTAGTTTGTGTTCATCCTAACTTTGTGCCGTTCAAACTTGTTAGGGGTGCAACAGACACAACATGGACAGCTACTAGTCTATCATCTGAACTGACTATTCCTAAACACGCCTTTACTCTTTCAACAACCAGCCCATCTGGAACGATTACACCCAGCGGTGTAGACGGAACAGTTACCATTACTGCATCTGCAAGTATTTTTAGTGCTAGTGATGTAGACCAGTTTCTTGAAATAGATAATGGTTTTGGCAGGGCTAGAATAACCAGGTTCAATTCTGCAACTGAGGTTGAGGCAATGGTAGAGATACCATTCTTTGACACAGACGCTACTAGCAATTTTGTCAAAGAAACAGGTTATGAAAACGCCTGGAGCAACACTAGAGGTTGGCCTTTTACAGCAACTTTCCATGAAGGTAGGTTATACTTTGGTGGCGCAGATAGTTTGCCATCGACATTGTTTGGTTCAAAGGTTGGAAACTTTTTTAACTTTAAAGCGGCTGAAGGATTAGATGACGATGCAATCAAAATCACTCTAGCTACTGACCAAGTGAACACGATTACTGGTTTGCGTTCAGGTAGAGACTTACAGGTATTTACAACAGGCGCAGAG